CCCCACACCAACTTTACAAATATCACTATTTGAATTGGGTAGAACGGGTGCATTTGCTGTTGGGGGTGTATTGTTTACTACCGTACTCGACACGGTATTGGTCTCAGCAAAAGAGTTTGAAATTGATAGGTACATAAATACCAAAGACAAGAATGCACAGAAAAGATAAAAATACCCTTTTAACATTTCCATCTCTTTCTTGCTTGTCTTAGTCTTGAATTAGGATCTTTAGCTGCTTTTGGAAACTTTTTCATTTGTCCTGCACTTCTTGCACAAAACGACTTTCTTCTTTTCGCTGCTTTACTACCGGGCTTTACTTTACCAGTCACAGCAGTTTTTAATTTAGAACCAGGGTTGTCACGTCTATACTTAGCAACACCAGCCTTAGTCATCCCCGCCCCAGATTTAGTGGGGCGGAAATATTTTTTTGTTTTAGGTGGTTGCTTATCTTTAGCCATTACTAAAAATACAGGTTAACGAAGTAATGTTTGTCAATGTAGCATGGATTTTAGTTTGAAATCTAATACCGTTATCACCTATGTAAGTTTCAACCATTTGGGTTGCACTTGCAGGTGTATCAATATCAAATCTAGTTTCACCACCACTAGCATCTTTAAGCACAATGCTTCCTGCGGATCCTGCACAAACAGCATGTACTGCTATTAATCGTGCAGGTCCACTAGTCACATCACCTGTTGCAGTCACCTTTGATGTTTTATATCCAAACATAACTTACTCCTATTGGGTATCAAATGGTGTTGCGATAGATCCTGAACCAACGAGTTCACCTGATACATAATATAGGTTTGCTGCAATAGCAGTAAACTTAATGTAAGAACCTTTCAAACCACCTGTAGTTGCGACAGAAGCTCCTGCCTCTCCATTAAGATTAACTTCATTGTTTGCTGTAGCGGGAATAAACTGTTTACCTGCTACGGATGCATCAATACCAATAGTAACACCACCAACAAATTTATCATCTGTTGAGGCTGTTTTTATTGTTCCTGTAAAATCATCAATGAATAAAATCTCAAAAGTTGTTCCAATTGTGTTTGGATTGTTTGGATCGCTGCCTGGACCTGCTATAGCACTATCTGCTGTAGAATTAATTGCAGGTATGGTTATAGCTGTGGGTGTTCCCGCAGGATCCATTGTTACTAATCTACCTGCGTGATCAGCAACAGTTAAGTCAGTCGCTAATGTGACTGCTTTTACTGCATCTGGACCTAAATTAATAAAACCGTTTTTCGATCTTACTGGTCCGTCAAAAGTTGTATTTGCCATAATAAACCTCCTTGGTTATATAGACCATAATTACACAATCTCTATATCGTCTGTCTAGCCAGTTTGTGTAATTTGAATGCTAGAAATTTAAATATGACATAAAAAAAGGGCGGAGTCAAAGACAACCGCCCTTTAAAAGGAGGAAATAGATATGAATATCTATGTGTTCACTAGGAACCTTGTGAGCCGTATACACAACGAGGATCTGAGAAGCCGAAGCTGTATCTTTCTCTCGCCTTGTATCTCACATTACCTGTATCGAAGTCACCTTCCATAGCTGTTGATAATGGAGTTCTTACAAAGTGCTTAAAGCCATTTGGTGCATCAGTTTTAATGAAATAACCATCTGTATCTGTTAAGTAGTGATTCACTACATAACTCTCAGGGATCATGTTCATGTTTCTTAATGCATTAATGTCATTGTCAGCGGTTCCTGTTCTTCCTGGTGAGTTTAAGATTCTGTCAGCAACAAATTGTAATTGTACAGGAATAATTAATTTTCTTCCTCTTGTTGCAATCAATAATCCTCTTTCATCAATAAATTGTGAAATATCAATAAGAGCCTGTTCTAATGAAGTTTCATTAAGGTCAGCGTCTGTTGAATTTCTATTTGAGAAAGTTCCACCGAGAGATGTTGGGTGAGCTGCGTTTACAAGTGAAACACCGTCACCACCAGGATTTGTACCTGCTGCACCTGATGCTGCAAAAGCATTGTTTAACACATCAGCAGCTTTAATCTGCTTTGTGTAAGCCATTGATCTTGCTAAAGCACGTGTATATCTTGCAGAAAGTCTGTCATAAAGATTATCTTCAACAGCTTCTTCAGTAATAGCAAATGCTAAAGCAATAGTTTCGTGTGAATAACGAGAAGTAAAGCTTTCTTGAGCTTGATCAAAAGTGACCGCTGCTCCTTCAGCTTTTGTTCTTGCATTACCGAAACCAACTAGCATTACTTCTTCTTCAAAAGCTCTCTCTGATGTTTCTTGATCAAAGATTTCTGCATGTTCGTTTTCGTATTTATCATACTCCAGGCCGAATAAAGCGTTCAAACCTGGCTCTAGTTCTTTAACTAGTTGTTGTCTTGATATAGCCATAATTTAACCTCCTTATACGCCTGTTGTATCAGTTAAAGAGTGCTTATTGATCTTAACAATGATTGAAGCATTAGCTGCTGTATAATCACTGTTATCTGGATCAGTTGATAAAGACACTACTCTAAAATTTGCTGCATTTGATGTAGCGAATGAGCCACCATCTAATACAACATTTGATACACCATCTTTTGTTGAACCCGCAGAGTAAGTTGCAATGTTTGCGTTGCTACCTACTTGGGCTTGTCCTGCGTTTGTGTCATCCACTTTCACTTCGAAAAGTGCATTTGGATCATCGATAACATTGGCTACAATGTCATCTGCTACGATCGCACCTGGATAATAATTTGAATAGGTTGGTTTTTGTGTGGTTGGATCAGTATAAAAACAACCGTTAAATACCCCTATCAACTCAGCACCCTTGGTGGACCCTACGGAGATAGATCCGTTTGCATTAAGCACAACTGGATCACCCTGAAATATTGCACTGGTTTCGTTACTTGCAATCACATACTCGTTTTGTGCAGAAGCATTATATCCTGCACCAACTTTCTTGACCGAACGAAAACCAAACAAGCTATTTATATTTGCCATCTTGGACTCCTTATGTCTAAGTTGTTAATAAACGACTTAAGGAAACTATTTTTTTCCGCCTCCAAAAGTCACCTTACTTTGCCTATCCGCATGGATTGGCATACTAGGGTGTTCGTCACGAAATAAATCATTTTCTACCGAATCATTTTGTCCTTGTGTTTGTTGACGGAAATATTCATCCCGATCTTCTTTAACTTCCATAGGACATCTCATCAGTATTAAGCCACCAACTCCTATTACACCTTTGTATTTACCATCTTCATATTTTGGTAAATCAAATCTGTCTGGATACTCATCTGCCCTAACAAATTCATATCCTGAGCGTAATCTGCCCATGATATTTTTATCATCAGACATACCACGCATTTCAGCACGTACCCACCGATGATGAAAACCCTCAGGTGGCTCGGGTGCTTGAAGTGATGATGGAGGTACCCAACCTCTTTTACGAACTGTATTTTCACGGGTTTCTTTCGAGCGTGAAGTCTTATTTATTGTTTGTTTTTCTTTTTCCATTTATGCCTCCTTCACGTATTTAGCATATTGTTCAAGTGTAACTCCTAATCTTTTTGCCATTGCGGCTTGAGAAGGGGACAACTTGACTGTCCTACGCCCAGATGCTTTGTTTGTGCGTGTTGCAGAGGCGACAGGTTGAGCGACTTTTGCTACCTCTGGACTTCCCCCTTGATTAAATTTTTGTGGGAAGTATTCACGAATTTTTTCGTCAAGCTTATCATAGTATAAATCTGTAGATGGATCAATCTTTTCCTGTAAGACTAAATTTTTATGTATAGCCTTAGCTGCTTCAGTCATTACAGGATCTTCACCAAACCAATCATTTTTTTCTGCCCATTCAACTGCTTTAGGATCAGCTTTTGGTTTTGGAACTTGTTGATTTACTTGTGTTTCTACTTGATTTTGCACATTTTCTTCTGGCTTTTTTTGTTCTTGTATTTGTTTTGAGTATTTTAATCTTTCTGCATCTATTGTTAATCTTGCAATTTCTTCGTTTGCTTCAATTTGTTGATCAACATTTCTTGTTGCTATAGCATTCTTTAATTTATTTTTTGCTAGATCTAATTGATTATTAACTCTAGAACCAAACTCATCAATGTAATTTTTATCTAATGTTTCATATTTAGATTTGATGTCATTTGCTTCTTTTTGTACACCTTGAGCATATTGTAGAGCAGATTCTTCACGTCTTTCTGCTTCACGTAATCTTTTAGTAAGCTTATCAATTCTTTTTTTTACTGAAGCCGAGTACTCAACTGTTTCATCATCTACTTTAGGTTTTGATTCTTCAACAGAAGGTGTTTCAGTTACCTCTACACTAGGTTCTTGCTCTGATGTTTGTATTGCTTTATTAGTCTCATCAACTGTTACTTCAACAGTATCATTTGGCATTGTTTCTTGTTCTTGCATGTCTGCCTCCTTACATGGTTAAGAAATCTTCAGGGTTATCAACAACACCTAAGATTTCATCATCATTCATTAATCTAACTTCACCATCTGTTATTTTAATTCGAGATCCAGCAAATTTACCGAAAATTACCCAGTCTTTTTCTTTACACCAAGGACCGTTGGGAAATTTTTCTTTTTCTTTATATGCATCTGGTCCGATCTTTAAAACAAGACCAATGCTACTTGCTACCTGTGATTCTTCTAAAGATTGATCAGTTAGAATTATACCGCCTTTAGTTTTCTCATTTCTTTTATATGGGAGTACTAATATCCTCCAACCTGTTGGTCTAGGAAGTTTCTCAATCGCTGAGTCCTTCATCGTCATGCTCCATTCTTTTTAGCAACGAATTTAATTCACTAAGAATTTCGTTGTAAGCATGGTACTTACCTACCATGTGTTTATATTCTTCCCAATCTTTAACACCTGATGTTAAATATAAACTAATGTCGTTTTGTTTAACTTTCAAGATCTTTCTTAGATGATCTGCTAATTTAATTATGTCCATTTAGCAGAGGCAACAATCTTTGCAAGTGACTCACATCTATTTTTTGTTTGCTTATGCCATCTCGAGTCCTTCATGTGCATGGCAGCCATTTCTCCATCTTTTTCTTTTAAACTAGCCCACATGTTACGGAACTGTTTGACACCTGTAGCCCCCAATTGAAATACCATCTCTACCAAAACTTCTTGAATTGATTGAGGCAAATCATCATGACTACCTATTTTTTTTAAAATTAATTCGTCTGCACCTGCCGCAGCTCTGTTCAAATCAATATCAAATAATTCATCCGCTTCTTCTTGTGTAATTTTTACACCTTCTTGAAATCTTTTTCTTTCATGCGGTTGTACGAGATGTCCTATACCCACAGTTAATTTCCCTAGAGTATCCTTGTACGGTTCTAAAACGCAACCCTCATGGACACGCACTCGTTCTCGAAGTGAATCTGTAATTTCAATCATTATATCCCCCAATTCTTTTTATCTTCATGTTCATCTTTTTCAGGTTTATCTAAACCTAGCAGTTTTCTTAGCAATATTTTTAGGTTGTTTAACAAATTGTTTTCCTTTCTTTGTACCTTTTCTCTTAGCTCTAGTTGTAGCTGCATACTCAGCAGGTGTCAACGATTTGATTGCTGCTGTAGGTAAATATCTTTCACCTGTTTTACTAGATGGCTTACCTGACTTAGTGCGCCATTTTTGTTTACCCCAGTCCTTAAGACTTTTTTGTGATTTTTTTAACGCCACGACTCCTCCTTATGCTCTCTTTACCCTTTTTAAAAATGTTAGCAACTTTGTTTTTACCCATGACTTTAGCTCTTTGTTCTCCAACAGTAAGAATTTGAATTTTTCTTGCAAATGGCTTTTTAACTTTTCGCACTTTTGATACCGTCTTTCGTGCATCAGTCGGAGTAGCAAATTTGATACGAACAGTGTCTTTTGGATTTTCATCAGTATATAATCTTCTTCCTGTGCCCTTAGGTTTTTTACCTGTTCCCTTTTTTGGATCTGCCACTTAAAGCTCCTTTTAATATTTTAGCTTGTTTTGCATGTGTCTTTGATGCTTTTTTTAAACCCTTAATTACTTTTTTAACTTTTCTCATGCCTGGCTTAGACACTTGTTGTTTCATTTGGGATCTTGATATTGCCATTAGTTTTTATAACCTCCACCTGCTTTTTTATAAGCCACTGCGGTCATCTGAGCCTTCCTCGCACTCCACTGTCCTGGCTTTCCGCCTTTTGATCCTGCTTTTATTCTATTAAATATTCTTTTTCTAAGACCAGGCTTAGTGTAATTACCTGCTTCATTTACTCTACTTTTACTTTTTTTCTTTTTTGTAGTCATCTGCGCCTACCTTGTCCCCTATATGGTTTATAACTTCTTCTTTTATGTTTGTTCATTGTAGATGTGCTTATTCTACCATCACCGATTGTAGTCTTTTTGACCACATGTTCAATAGCACTACCCTGAGTTTGTTTCTTCATGTTCGCAGATAGCACACTCGCACATACAGGTCATTTCACAATGACACATACATCCACATTTTACACAGGTGCTCATTTTGTAAGCTTCTTGCTTTTTTCCCAAGAGCGGAGCCCGGACATTCCGAGTAAAGCTGTGACGAGCGGGAATAAAGTTGACATATCAAGCTCTGGAAGTGGGTTATGTTGAATACTGAAAGCAGCTAAGATAAAAACGATAAATTGTTTTAATACGAATTCCCACAATATCGCTAAGGCACAGGACATCCCGATGAGGGGCCTCCACGACCGCTGCATCATACCGCCAAATCCTGTGGCAGTAGACTTAGCATCAGCTAAGTTAATGTCCATTTGTTTAGAATTAATTTCGTTTTCGAGTTCTTTGAGTTTATTTCTGGCGGCTAGTTTTTCCTCTTCACTAGTGTGAACACTATCGATAACTTTTCCGACAGTGTCCACTAAAGATCCGCCTAATAATTTTGATAACATTTATTAGATATATTGAGCGGCTACCCAACCGATTACAACACCGATTACAAGCCATTTTTTCTTTGGGTGGTCGTGCCACAACTTGATGATCATGTCTTTCATTAGAATACCCCCTTAAAAGGAACTTTCTTTATTTGAACAGCGTACTGTCCTTGTGTTTTAGACTTTGGAGGATCAGTTGGTGCTAATTTAAAAGGCACCTTTGACTTATCAGTCGTTTGAAACTGTCCTTTGTCTATACTTTTGTCTTTCATCATATTTACCTCTTAATGTACTGTAGGTTTCTGATACTGTACCTTGCTTCCACCTAATGTGTCAATTAAATTAATAGCAATCTCAGGTCCATAATTTTCCTCATATACTATTCTTGTAGTATATAACATAGCAGTAGCTAAAATTATTCTATCTTCATCCGTTAATGACGGTCTACGCAAGTAAACATCTAAATCAGTCATGTATTTTTGTAATTTTTGATCTGACATTATTTTTTTCTCGATATGCCTGCCTCTGAAAGAGCTATTGCTATGGCTTGTTTCCTGTTTTTTACTTTTTTTTTAGATTTTCCCATGTTTAATTTTTTTTCTTTAAATTCTTTCATTACTTTTTTAACTTTTTTTTGTTTTTTATCCATTTTATGTAATCTTTTTGTTAGCTAATACATTTTTAATTAATTTAACCTGCATATTTTTGTCAAAACCAGTTCCTTTTGTATTTTTTTTAAGACTTGTGTACTTTTTCATTAATTGACTACGACTAGGAGCCTTATATCTTCTTGTAGAAGTAGATGTATTGCTAGTTTTTTTTATTTTTGTATCTAATTTTGGTACTTTAATTGACATATCACGAGCCTAACATGTTTTTTGCAATGTTAATAGCATTTCTCTCCCTAGATACTTCTATTTTTTCTTTATCAATTTCATCTTTTTGAGCTAATCTTGCAATTTCCATCGTAGAATCATTTTGATCATCTTGTGTTCTTCTAATTAGGTCAGCTTTTCTAATGTTTAGTTCTTCCTCTTTTAAATTAATCAACGGATCTTTACCCGCATCAGGCATCATTTGTTTTTCTTCCTCGACTAACTGTTGTGTCAGTTCTACAATTCTGTTTGCAATCGCTTTTTGTGATTCCACTTGTATAGCTTGTGCTTCTTCAGGACTTAATTGTATTCCTTTTTGCTGTGCATCTTGTAATTTTTGTTGTGTGGTTGCTTGAATTTCTTCGTTTGCCATAGCTGAGATGTGGTCTGATATGTGTGCTTGTAAAACCATTAAAACTGCCATGTTATTTTTGACTAAGTTAGAACTCATAAATGTTTGATGAGCCTTAATGTGTGCCATGTGATCTTGACCAGGAAAAACTTGTAAAGGTAAATTTCTCATAGAGTTGCCATTTTCCATACCAGGGTCCATCGGTTGTGGTGGTTGGGGCTCTGGTAAAATTTGTTCTATGTTTGGAACTCTTAATGCAACATACATTCTTCGATAAGCCTCTCTTAAATTATGCAACTCAGGTGCTGTTTGTGCCATTTGTAATTGAGTCTGTGCCATAGCAATTCGCTGTGACATAGAAAACATAGATGGATCACTTACAGGCATGATGTCAATTCGATCATCAAAATCCTGTTGCTTAATAGCAGGATCTACATTGCCTACGCTGTAAGGATAAACAGGTGGTAGAAATATTTGAAAAGTTTTTGCTAATAATTGAAATTCTTGTTTTTGAGAATTGTGTAATCTTTTATGTATTGAACTCATGACCATTGTGCCACGTTCCATAAGAGCCACAGTTGTACCTACAGGAGCATTTTGATTTATTGATGCATCACCAATTTTAGAATCAGCAACAGAAACAAATCTTTTTGCTGCATCAACACAAAAACCTAAGAGAGCAAATAAAGTTTGATCAGGTCCTTTATAAGGTAAGTTAATTAGCGAACCTTGTATCGTGCCACTTGGAGCATCTACATCTCTGAATTCTCCAGGTTGTAAAGGTTGATCATCATCTCTTATGCGTATACCTCTTGCCTTAAAACCCGCAGGTAAATTGCTTAGGGTACCTGCATCTAACAACTGACGCAGAGCTAATGTGGCAGTTTTTGAAAGACCGCCTATCATATGAATCAAACCAAAACCATAAAACCCTAAGCCAGGAAGGAATTTGTAATGTACAAAATATGCTTTCTTTTTTCTTAACGGATCTCCTTGTTCGTAGTTTCTATAAATTGATAAAATTTTATTACTGCTCTCATCAATAGTAACGATGTAAGGTAGCTTTTGTCCATCAGCATCCTCATATCCTGGTAAGTCTAAATAACAATGACTTTCATATAAAGTGTACATATCAGAGGTATAACCTTTTGATTTGACACCTTCGATTGAATCATACTTGTCTTGTACTTGATCATCTTCATTATATGGTCTAACATCAACATCTCGATACAATCCAAAAATTTGTTTTTTCTTAAGCTCAATTTCATTCATCTTAAGAATGTGCGTAACTCTTTCAGCATCATCTAAATAACTAGCACCATAAGGAACTACTAAATCTTCAGCAGGTACAAATTGTGAACGAGCTTTTTCCTCTGTTGAATCATAAAATATTTTTCTAAAAGCAGATCCTGCCAAAGGTAAATAAAATAACATTTGATCAGTTTCTGTTTCATAATCTTTCATTACATGTGTAATTTGATAATTCATATAATCTCTTACACGTTGAGCTTGTTCTTCAAGCTGTTCGTTTGATTGTCCAATAATGGATGTTTTTACTGGACCGTTTGCAGGTAATAATTCTTTGTATGCTTGTGATTGAAATTGTACGGCTGCTTCTGAGAGAACAGGGTGAGTAACAGCAGACGCACCTCTAAAAGGTCTGGAGCGTTCCTCATATTTAAAACCAAGTAAATCTAATCCTTTTGTATATTGTGTTTCCCAATCTTCTCTTGAAGTTTTATCATCTTCAATAGATGACATTAACTCAATAGAAATACTATCCAATTGTTCATCAGATAAATATATCGCTAAGTTAGAATCATGTCCTTCCTCAGGATTTGGATTATCCACAAGGGGTTGCATATTACCTTGAGAATCTTCTACAAATTCTCTTACTTCTTCTTCTGCACCAGGTTGAATAATCTCTAGTGGATCACCTTCAACTTCTACTTTATCTTCATTGTAATTAATATCTGTTGTAATTCTGTTATCAACTGCCATCATACATCCTTGTCTTTGGTCTTTTATTTGGTTTCATTAATTCAAAGCCACGTGGTCGTATTATTCTAACGGGCTTTTTCTTTTTTACGACTACTTTTTTCATTTTACATAAATAGGTCCATAGGGAATTTAGGTCCTGTTTTACCTGCCTCAATTGTATTTATACCACTATTTATATTTTTTTCTGACATTCTTCTTTCCTGAGATATTTGGTCTAAAAGTTGTTGTTGTTGCTTTTCATCCAATTGTTCGACATTATCAAAAACTACATCTATATTTCGTCTTGAAATAATTTCTTTGAATTTTTCATAATCCTCAGGTGTATACAGTTCTGCTGCTTGTGCTTCATTAGGAAATAGTATTTCTAATGCTGCTCCTATACCTCCTCCAAAAGCAACTTTAGAACCTAAGTTTAATATTTCTGATGCTCCACCAGATTTTGCAATACCAACAATCGCTGTTGTAAAAGCTGCTAATTTTTTTGGTGCTACTGTTTTAAATTTATTCTCAGCTATTTTTTCTGCATTTAAAGAAGCGGTGCTTCCTCTCATGCTGTCATAAACACTATCAATTATTTCTGGAGTCACTTTAGTATTATAATATTGAGCTACAGCAAACTTAAGTCTGTTAGCAACAAGAGTTCTAATTTTATCTTTTGTGTAAGGTTTATTTGTTGAAGGATCTATAGAATTTCTTAGATCAACAGCAAACTTATCAAAATCAGATTGTGCAAAATTTTTAACTAAGTCATCAATGTAAGGATCAATCGAATCTGCAACGGTTATATAACCCTTATTATTTTCTAACAATTCAGTAATAATTTTTTTAACTCCTTTATTTTTTGGATCGGGAATTTTTAATCCTTTTTGTATTTCTCCCTCTAGGTCGAAAGGTATAGTGCCCTCATTTATTAAATCTAAAAGTTTAGGACCTGCCTTAAATTCTGGATATCTTAATTGAAATTGTTTTGCAGATTCATTCATCAATGCCACCATAGATGTGCCAGTTGGAAAGAAATCTTTTACTCTTTTATAATAAGCATCAAACGCTTCATCAGCCTTTGGTTTTGGAAAAGTTGTACCTGCTGGTAAACTTGCTTCAATGTAATCTCTACTTTGTGTAATGGCATTTTTTAATTCAGGATATTTATTTAATGTTTCTACATCAATAACTGTACCTGGCTCGAAGCCTAACTTCTTTGCAATTTTAACAGCTTCTTTTGTGTCTGCTAAACCAAGAAAGGTTCCTCCTTTTTTTAAAGCTTCAACACCTGTCTCTTTTATTCTAAATTTGCCTACAGGAAATTTTTCATCAGGCATATTAACTGATCTTGAGGAAGGTAATTTACCTCCCGTTCCCTCAACATTAGTTCCGAATAAATCATCAACAGTGCCTACGGCTTCTTCTAAAGGTTTTGTAGGTATACCTGCCTTTTCAGTTAATTTGCCAATAAATTTTTTTAGTCGTTCAGTCATTAGTTATAATACTCATACTCTCTATAATCCCTAGAGTCATCAATATAATCATCATCCAACTCCACAAAATTACCTGCACGATATCGCATCAATGCCTGTGTCGTGCTGTCCACATAGTCATCGTGCTCCCCAAAAGGGAACGCTGCACACTCTTCAATCAACTCATGTGCCCATTCATAATCAGGATAAAATACTTTGCCTGATTCAAATATAGGTGCAATAGAGTTCACCCTTGTCAACTTATCATTACCCCTACTGGGTGTAAAGTTAGATATTGGGATACCTAGTCTATTCAATTCTTGTGTCAAAGGCATTCCTGATGCTTTTGCTTCAATGATGACAGTATCAGGATCCCAGTATTTATATTTTTCTAATGCAATCTTTTTTAGTTCAGGAAAGTCCCATCTGCCTTTATCAGCATCGAGAAGCAAGACTCCTGTGCCTAACATCCCTTCATGTTGAAAAACACCCCATGTGGTAATAGCAGAATAGTCTGCTGTTTCTTTTGCAGAATAGGCTGTATCAAAAGATTGGATAGTGTGTAACATCATGGGCATCGGTTTCTCCCATTTCTTCCACCACTCTCTTTTTAGGATTGCTGTTTCTTCGGAAGTAGGATTTTGTTGATATTGAGCCTGCCATTTACTTTCACTGATGGCTGCTTTTACTTTTAATAATTCTTCTGCCTTCCAATATTCTGGCCAGACAGGATTGCCACTGGGCATAATGGCAGGAAACTCAATAACCTCCCATTGATCTCCACGATCACTTTTTGCTTGAGCTCTAATTAATTGCCCTGTTAAGTCTTTCTCTGACCATCGTGTCATGACAACTACAATCGCACCACCGGGTTGTAAACGCTGACGAGGACCAGAGGTATACCACTCATACGCATTATCCATTGCCGTTGCACTTAGTACATCTTGTTCTGTATGAGGATCATCAATGATTAATAAATCTGCACCACGACCTGTAATCGCTCCACCCACACCTGCTGCATAATACTCACCCCCATGATTAGTTTCCCAACGACCTGATGCTTTAGAGTCACTGGCAATGCTCACATCAAATACTTGTTGAAATAAAGAATCATCAACTAAGTGTTTCATCTTACGACCAAATCGTGTAGCGAGTTCCGTGTTGTGTGATGTTTGAATTATTTTTAACTTTGGATTCTTACCGATCATCCATGCAGGAAACAAGTACGATGCGAACTCCGACTTTGTGTGTCGAGGGGGCATGTTGACAATCAAGCGTTTTATTTCGCCTGTAGCTATCTTCTCGAACTTTTCTGCTATTTGTCTGTGGTGAGCTCCATCAATAAAGTCGGGCCAGACATGTTTGACAAAAGGTATAAATTTTTTTTCGCAATTTTCTAAAAATTGTAATCGCTCGGAGATGAGTTGCTGTTCTAACTCCTCTCGTTGAAGCGAATCCAGATCCGTGGTTCGAGAAACTTGGCTCATTCTTCTTCATAGTAATTCATGACGAATTGTACTTTTTTACTATCCTTCTGCAATTGTTTTGCAAAGTGGTCAAAATAGTCACGCATCATGGTACAAAATTTTATTTGGTGTTCCTTGCTACTATCCATCATCTGTTTAAGATCTTCGGAACTCGTATAGAGTATTGCATCAGGATGTAAACCAAACCAATTTTTTTTATCTTCACAAACGTCAAAGACAATATTGACCTGAGGTACAGTATCATACCTCTTCTCTGCTATTTTTTGTCTGCGATAAAAATCTAGGTTAATGATCATTTATCCTTGGAAAAGGTTAGTAGTGCCACCTGCTAATCTTCTACCTGACCTAGCGTCAAACGTGCCTCCTGAACCTGATAAAAAGTCAGGTAACGAACCTGATGGTTCCGCTACACCTCGTGGTAAATTTATAATACCCCCACCCTCTGATGATTGATTTTCAGAAGGGGACCCTACAACATTGCCCCCATCACCTGATCCTTGATTCGTGGATCCTGATTGGGTACCTTCATCATCATCCATAAAGGCTGCAAGGACTCCCATTTTATCTTTTTGACCAAACTTTTCCCATTGCTCTAAGGCATCTGGTTTTATGTTGCCTTGTCGATCAATATACTTAGACCAAGGTGTTGGATTACCAAAAAAATCTTTTGTAAAAAAATTACCTTGAGTGGTGTATGCGATTTGATCTAAATACTGTGCTAACTCATTAGCTGCACCAAACTGTGATTTATATTGTGATTCAAAATATTCTTGAGGCGTGGAGCCTGATTGTTGTATGGCAAGTTCTGTTTCAGGAGATAGTCTATATTCACCTGTGCCAGGAGTAACTTCATAACCTAAAAATTTTGTAAAACCTTTAGAAGCATCTGCTGGTGTAATTGTTTCAAGAATACCTAAATTGGCTAATGTTTCTAAAGCTTCTGCATTTCTTCTGTTTATTGCACCACGAGTTAAAAAACCTGCGAGTGGATTCACGGCTCCTGCTAAACCAGTAACCATACCCTCACCTGTAGGAATAAGATTAAAAGGTCCTGTAGCTAGTTGTCCTGAACTTGTGATATTTTGATAATCACCAATATTTGCAGGAAACAATCGGCTATTTAAAAAAGCTCTATAAGCACCTGCGGGATCTGCGGGATCAAGTAGATTACGCAATGCACCTGAGCCACCACCTAATACAGGATCTGTTGTAAAATAACCTTGGGGTTGTATTCCGTTTGCCATACTCACAAAATATATAAATGTAGAACAGTTTCAAGAACAAATGTTTGTGTGTAATAGCGTCTGTAGGTAAATCTATTGTAACGGGGCCATGTTTCTGGTCCCCCCACCCTAGGGACCTGGAGCTCTGGCTCTTGGTTAGGGTACCTTGTCGTAGTTTGCATGGACCATGCTCCT